CAGTTGGGTGATCCCACCCAAAATCTATAGCCGCTATACGCGGCCAATGATCCTCAATATGTATCGGATCAATCATTAATTCTTCTTCATTCAGCGGAAAGATCAGACCAGAACCAATAGATGGCCTACCAAACCTTCTCATTTCCCGCTCATGGGGGGAATACGCAGATAGAATCTGCTCCATCACCGCGTCATTTAGATGTCCTTCTTTGCCTCTGAGGGTCTTTATATGCTCAGATGCGTCATCCCATGTCGCATTTGTTAGGCTCTGACCCTTCTTAATGTGGTTCATAAACGCCGCCACAGTCTCGGTCATCCCCGATTCTGGGGTGAATGTCATATAAACCATACCACGGCGATCAAGGGTTCGTGTCACAGCCTGTGAGTAGAGTTCTCGGCTAGGTTCCTCGTCCAGCCATACCACATCAACAGAGCGGCCTTGCCACTTGTCTACGCCCATCTCATAGGCTTTAAAGTGTAGGGATGAGTTCTCGCCTGAGATATGGCGTATTAGTGCAACGCTCTTAGCGTTTGGTACTCCCGGTTTCCTTTCTGTTTTTACTATATTATCTTTTGGAATGGCACCGGTACCAAATGCCTCGGGATCATCAGGGGAACCCAATAATTCTGCCTGTACGATGTCTCTCGTCGTTTCGTTTGAGACACCGCCAGCCCAAGCCGTAATTGCTCGGTTGAATCTTTTTCCCTCCCACCAATCAGGATATAGGCCAGTAAGGTGGTAGGCCATTTCAGCCGCTCCGCAGTACGACTTACCTATTCGGTTAGCCGCCATGAGTAGGCGCTGATTGTTTTCAAATCCTGTGGCGTGGAACTTCTGCTGGTAAGGGTATGGATCGTAGAAGGAAATCTTCTCGTACCGCTCTCGCTTCTTAAGTTCTCTTGCTATTTCTACCGCTTTTTCTATATCCACTGGCATATGCCGCTCTAGCCTGTTTCTCCGCCCCTTCACGGGTTTTGTAGACCTTACCCTTACTACCCCACTTGTAACCGCCTTTGACCTTTCTGACTGGCATTAGTCGTAATCCCAACGCTTCTTCATAAGTATTGGGTCAAAAAATAATAATGACTGATTGAATATATCATCGCTTGCAATAGGTAAAGTATTGTAGTCGGGAGTTGGAATCACGCCTCCAGCCCTGTTTAACCTTTTAAAAGCATCTTCTAATAAACCCTGCCTGTTAGACATCTGGTTATTATCTGAGGGTTGGGAAGATGGAAATGATCTACCAATTTGTGTAGAAGTAACCTGTCGAGGCGCTTGCACTTTAGGCAACAATGGTCGAGAAATTCCAGCAGTTCCAGTAAAACTCGGAGCAATGCTAGATACGCCAGTTCTGGTTGGCAACTCTCTCAATCGCGGGGCTTGGATGTCTATTTTGCCATACTCTCTTTGCCTTGATCTTTGGTATGCTTGATCCCTGACCCGCTCATTTTCCCTTGCTTGAACATATTTGGGGGTTATTTTATTTTCAGTAAAATCAAATGAATCCCAGTTTCCAGAAGAAAATGCTTTTCTCGCCCTTGAAAGAACTTGTGGTGGAACTCCTTTGGATGCTTTTCCCTGTGTTTTATTACTCTGCAAATCTAGCACAAGGCCATTAGAGTTAAGCCTAGAAATAATCATTTCCATATTGCTAAGGCTTAATCCCTTGCCCGCGTCTTTACTCCTCCCAAAGTCAATATTTTTTTTCTCTAATAAATTTTTTATCCATTCTTTAGCCGTTTTTTGATCTTCTTGTTTATCTGCCCAAGATAAAATCGTCTTTAAAAAATTTCCCTGTTCCATTAGTGTCTCAGGAGAGCCTCTAACTCTTTCTGTAATTCTTCCGTAGACTTCTGCTCTACCTGAGAAATCTCCTGCTGAATCTTCTCTGTAGGCTTCAGACCAGCCCTATCCAGAATATCCTTAACAGCCCCAAGACGTACAGACTCAGACTCCGCCTCCTCTGCCAATCTCTGCAACATACGCATGGCACTGGGAACCGCATCCTTAATCATCTTCTTGGTGCGTTCCTCAATCTCAGAGGCAAACTTATTCTTTAGTTCGTAGCCTCTTTGTTTGGGATGAGAGTATCCCGCCTGCTCTGCGGCACGGCTTGCATTGCCATGCAGACAGTATTGCTCAATGAATGTTTCCTGTTGCTCAGTTATCATCTTCCTCTAAACCATAATATATCAATGGAGTTGCGGTTGCCGCTCTATTCATTGCGTATCTTGCGTAGCCTTCCTTGCTTGGAGTGTAGTCAGCAACCTTACGCATAATGTCTATTTGCTTTTGAGTAAGCCCGCCATTTTTAACTTTACCACCAACTTTTGGTTCTTTAGATATTTTTATTCCAGCATCTTCTGCGGCTTTATCAACATTTTCGGTTGGTTTTGCTGGCGATCTTATCGCTGTTCTAGCCTCTTGAACAACATTTCCACCACCACCTTTCTCAAATACTGGTCTATATTTTTTTATCGGGTCTATCTGCCACGGTGGGTAAACAGTAGCAAGATTGCTATAACCCGGAGGAACTTGCCCAAATAGATCATGCTCATCTGAAACAAAGAATACTTGCTTTCTGTCTGGCTTTACAAGTATGCCAGCGTTAAATCCACCCTCAACAAATCCGCTTTTGCCTTGTGGGGAAAAGTTTATATAAACCCCATCGTTTGTGGCCTTAATTACATTATACCCGCCATTTTTAGCGTTCTGCATCAGAGTGTTATAAAGTTCATTCACATTCCTAAAATCTCTGCCATTGGCAATTAATACTTTTTTAATGTGATTAAACTGTGAAGATTTTATGACATCTCTGTCATGGGTTCCACCCGCCGTCCCTATCTTCCACTTCTTTACAGCAATCAAAGAATCATCAGGAAGCCCCCAAGTTTTTTTAACCATGTCCATTCCATCTGACATAATCTGATCTGATACGTTTGATGAATTCTCCCATTTTTTTGCTATGCTTGGGTATTCATCAGCGGAACCAACACCCCAATAATTTAGGTCTATCCATTCATCTAAAGGCCCAGAGCCTTTGTATCCAGCCTGTTTACCCTGCAACTTCATCAAAGCGGCGGCTCCCATTTGACCATAAAGAACCTTCCCTATATTCTTAGACTCATCCAACATTTCGTCAGTTGTCTCTAAGTAGGGCTTTGCTTTCAGCGAATCAAGTTTGTTTAGGTTATTCCTTACAATATTTGAGGTATTAAACCCTATTCCAGTATCACTAAATGTTGCGGATGCTTTAGGCGACATAGCCTGCCTAAGAGTTCCACCAATGCTTTTTGCAAACATATTAGCCGCAGAAGCGCGGCTTGATACTGGGTTTTGGCCGTAGAACCCCTTGATCTCATTTATTAAATTAGCGGTTCCCTTGTGTAAAGCGCCTGCCCCAGACCTCGCCAATCCAGCCAATCCAATTCCTCCCGCAACAACATCTGCTGGAGCAACATAATTAATTAATCCTGCATTTGGGTCTTGGCTATCTACCCCCATCAAAAATGACACAGGCTCTAACCCTACCTCGTCATATTTAAGTCTTTCAGCGTAATCAGCCTCCCTACGCCTTTTCTCATCCTCAGCCATCATCTCAAGTCTCGAAGCGCCTGTCGACCCTTGAGGGGAAATTCCCAATCCAAAATATTGCTGTGCTTGTTCTAGTAATCCTGCCATATTAGTAAATGCTTATGAATGGTAAAAATACCCTGATGGTGAGTGGATAGGACATACGTTACTGCGCCAGAAAAAAAATGGGGTCCGTGGGGGGGTCTATTCTGCCACATTTTCAGCGGATCGCCGAGCCTTCTAAGAGGGTCAAGGGTTCATCCTCTAGGCCGTGGAAATTCTACAAATAAATAACCTTATAGATAGCGGGGTTTTGCCAGTCAGTTACCTAGTGTTCACAATAACCCACTATGGCAGTGGGAAATTATTCTGGATGCTTTGGGATGGTGTGTGAGTGTGTGGTAAAGATATGCCATAAACCCACTTTATACCCCTATAAAAAGAATCACATAGACTATCTGGAAATAGTCTGATACCGTCGTTATCTCTGCCAATGGCAGTTCCTTAACCAATGCTCAAGGAGAGTACAAAATGAAAATGCCTAAAATCTCTGGTTTCAAAATCATGTCTTCTGATATGAAAGTAACCATTTCCGAACATGGCCCTGATGATCTGGATAAGTGCCGAAAACTAATCGAAGGCACAAAAAACATCATTCATTTCCAATTTGATGAATGCTCTTCTGAGCCTGAAAAAGAAGGCCCTTCTGGGTCTGAGCATAAAGCAAAAATGGATAAGCAATCGAAACTAGCCTATTTCTACAAGCGGTACATCATATTAGGTCAAGGTTGCATGAGACCTGTGATTCGTGTAGAAGACGACGGCTCTGCTACAGGAAGGGCTATAGTGGGTGATTTTTTCACCTTCCCCGATGGTACATCTGCCAGAATAGCCGATTTGATGAAAGATCTGGAATCAGGAGATAACAGAAGAAAATACCCCATACTGCAACCCTGACCGTTGCTAGGGTTAAGCAGGGCATTTTGCCCTGTTTAGCCGTATCAACCAAGACAGGAAAGCAAACTACCCTTCATAATAGGATAAACACAATGAAACGTGAAAAACACTTAGCCAGAATACTAAAACAGGCCAATCATTACGCATACCTCAACCATCGTATGCTAGACGATAATTATGATGATGAGGTGGACTTAGACAAACTATACATCTCGAATATGCTGATTAAATCGTGGCTAGTAGAGGCTCGCGATCTTATCGAAACAGGAGATTCAAACCATGATTAAAATAAGTAAAATGAGCGGTAAATTACACGGTATCGGAGCAATCAATACTGATACCACGTCAAATGAATTTTGCATCCGCCAGAAAGATACGGACACTATATGCGGCAAGTGCTATTCCCATCGTATGCTGTCAACGTATCGTAAATCGTGTGTGCCAGCGTTCGCTCATAACTCGGAACTACTGAGTAAGTCGGTTATACCCGCGGATTTTCTGCCAACTATCAATCAGGCGTATTTCCGTTTTAATGGCCACGGGGAACTCATCAACGCCACGCACTATGAAAACATCGTGAACATTGCGCGCAAAAACCCACACTGCACCTTTACCTTGTGGACTAAACGCGCCTCACTGGTTCGCGGTCATGCTGTGCCAGATAACCTGATTCTGGTATTCTCAAATCCGCGTATAGATAGCGTTATCGGTGTCCCTCGTGGCTTTCACAAGGTTTTTAATAACGTCAATAAGGCTTCGGGCATCGCTCAAAACTGCACGGGTAAAAAGTGCCTAGACTGCCTACTGTG